TAACTAGGTGGTATAATGAGTATGTGTTTACCATCATACTGCCATGGTTTTGGTGTTAATTCATCTTTACATTTTTGATTAAGTCTTTCCATAAGTTTATCGAATCTTCTATCGACCTTATAAGACATCTCTAAATAATTTTTTTGAGTATTGTTTTTACAGATACGATACCATCTATCACCTGTGTCTGATTGTTGGTAGTCTTTCATAAAGAAATATGGTTGGTCAAAGTAAAACCAATCTTTCTCTCTAGCGATACAAACATCATGTACTTCTTTTGTACCTCTAACTAAACCTTGAAATACTGCAATGTCTGGTATTTCTAAATTCCAGTCTGGCCAACTGTAATCTAAAAATCTATCAGCACCTTTACCTTTTGCACTATCATTTTCTTTAGCATTAAATACTCTATGATTATGTCTTTCACAGAATGCTTTTAAAAATGGTAATGAAGAGTTTTTGGTATTAAATAGATAGATTTTCATAGCCAACCTTTTTAATATAGTAACTATCGACAATATCAGACAATGGATTACCTGTCTTTTCTGTATCAAGTATTTTCTTCAAGTTATATTCTGGTAATTCTTTCACAAATGCCTCATACATCATATCTTTGTCTGCATTACCTTTTCCAGTAGCACCTTTTTTAACAACACTAGGTACAACTGTATGGTAACCATACTCTTCTTCAAGTAAACGATATTTAAGAATACCACAATTTTCAGCAATCTGAAATACACCTTGGCCTTTTGAACCAAAGGAGTATCCTTCAATGAAAATAATAGGTTGATTTTGTTTGTAGTTTGATAGTAGGTCCATAACAAAATCTGATATATAAGTAAATCTTTCAATAGGGTCGTTCCATTCTTTATGTTCATAACCAGTTATATTTTCACCTTGTCTACCAATCCATTTCTTCTTACTTGTTAGGTAATGAAATGAAAAAGTACCACTTCTAATGTCGTCAATATGTATAGCAGGCGAAGTTAGACTATAATCAATTCCAATCTTCGTCTTCCATATCGACTTCACTTTCGTGTCGTTCTTCAAGTTCGTCTTCTTCATGTTCTACCTCATGTCCACAAAATGGGCAAGTAAGTGGTTCTAAATCTTGCTCTTCAATATCCCATATTACGGTATATTTAGTTTCGCAGGAAGAACATGTTATTTTTCTCTTTTCCATTATAGTTTAAATTTTTTAAATTGGTCCTTAGTTACATCTTGTTTGATACCACCGATTACATAAGATTCAATCTCTGTTTCTTGTGGTGCGTTTTGCATACCTTTGCTGTTCAACCAATGGTCTACCCATGGCAAAGGATTTGTTTTTTGTTCGTACTGTGGTGTTAGACCGATTGCTTTCATTCTTCGGTTTGCCATGTACTCTACAAACTGGTGTAATAGTTTTTCTGATAATCCAATCATACTTCCTTGTGAAAATAGATATGTTGCCCACCTTTTTTCCTCTTCTACAGATTCCTCATACATCTTATAGACTTCTTTTTCACATTCTTTTCTAATTTTAATCATGTCTTTGTCATCATTACGGTCATGCCAATTATTGATAACTGTTTGTGACATTGCAAGGTGTTGACTTTCATCTCTTGCAATCATAGAAATAATCTTAGCACTACCCTCTAGTAGTTTTAATTCGCCAAATGCAAACGAACAAGCAAATGATACATAGAACCTTAGTCCTTCTAAGATGTTTACACTTACCATTGCAAGATACATTTTCTTTTTAAGTTCTTGTAAATCAACTTTACTCTTATCAAGGTGCCATCTATAACCCATTTCAATTAATTCATCATAGGTCTTTGTAACACTCTCAGCTCTTTGTTCAATCTTCTCATCTGTAAGAATAGTATCAAACACTTCACTAGGTTGTGAATATAGATTTTTAATAATGTGTGTGTAACTTCTACTGTGAATTGTTTCCATGAAATCCCATGTAACAATACAGCCTTCTAATTCAGGATTAGATACAAATGGTAAAAATGCCAAACATGGACCTCTACCTTGTACACTATCTAACATAGTTTGGTATTTTAGATTAGAAGTGAATATGAATTTTTGTTGGTCAGACAACTCAGCATAATCGTTTCTATCTTTTTGTAATGAAATCTCTTCAGGTCTCCAGAAATAACCTAACTGTTGTTGATTCAATTTATCAAAAATAGGATATTTCATATCACTATATTGTTGAACCTGTAGGTCTTCTCCAAAAAACATTGGTTGTTTCATTTGGTCTAGTTTTTTATCTTTGTTAAATACACTTCGTGCCATTATTCTTCTCTCTCCTCTATATCATAAAAAAACTTATCGCTGTCGCCAGCCGTCCACTTTTGTTCACATTCTACACTATACTCTTTGGTGGACACATTGAAGTCTGGAAACTTCAACTCGCTAGGAGTATAACTTTTATCATAAAATATCACTCTGTTGTTCGGTTGAGCTGCAAAGTGACCATTCTCTAATTTCAATATATTAAACGACTTATGTTGTGATGGTACTTCACTATAAGTCACATTTCTTTCTAAATTTGTTGAGTTAGCATTGTCTATTGTAAACATATACCAACCTTTATACCATTGTTTGCTTGGTGACAAATATTTACATTGATTACCAATAAGCATTTGCTTTTCAATAATTGTAATATCATAACTAAAACAATCCCATAACTGTAATTCTGGTAATGATATTTCTCCTTTATAATCTTTTTTCCATACAAAAGCACTAATAGGCAACTTATCATATAAAGCACCATACTCTGGTATATAAGTTTCAAAATATAACGCTCTACCTTGTATCGACTTTGCTGTTACCCATACACCTTCAACTAACTCTCCGTGACCTTTGTTACCATCATATAGATACTCTTTCTTAACATACACATCTATAAATGGTGTGTTAACACACAAATATGCCATATATTACCTTTCTATATTGTACAACTATCGCAATCTTCTTCAACTGCTAAAGTTGTGGGCTCAGTCACTTCTACATTATCTTTCCAACCTACTGGATGAGCAGGTTCGTCTATATCACTTTTTGAATCATAAGTATTTTGATAATATGAAGTCTTCCAACCTAGTTTATATGTAGTCAATAAGTCTTGTGCCATAACAGACACAGGTACCTGGTTGTCTTCATAATTTTCTGGATTGTAAGACCAATTACCACTAATTGCTTGGTCAAAATACTTTTGCATTACTGCAACGATATTTATATATCCTTCATTTCCTTTCATGTCCCATAATAGAGTATAAAAGTTCTTTAATCTAGGATAATCTGGTACAACTTGTTTTAGTGTACCTTTCTTAGACTTTTTAATACTTAAATAATCTCTAGGTGGTTCAATGCCGTTTGTAGCATTAGAAACCACACTAGAAGATTCAGATGGCATTTGAGCTGATAAGGTGCTATGTCTTAAACCATGCTCTTTGATATCTTTACGGAGTTGTTCCCATTTCATAGACAGTTTTCTGCTAGAGATTTCGTCAACTTCCCTTTTGTAAGTATCAATAGGTAGGATGCCATCTGAATATTTGGTACGGTGAAAATACTCACAAGGTCCTTTTTCTTGTGCAACTTCATTACTAGCTTTCAATAGGTAATATTGAAATGCCTCTGTTAATTCGTCAACTTTTGTCCAAGCTTCTTTTTCATCATATTTTAATTTGTTTTTTGCTAGATAGTGTGCAAGACCAATATAACCAATACCAAGACTTCTTCTTGCCTTTGTAGATACTTCAGCTGAGTTAACTGGATATTGTTGATGGTCGATAATTTCTTCTAACGCTCTTACAGCAAGGTCACATAATACTTCTAATTCATCCAGAGAAGATAATTTACCAATATTGATTGCACTTAAAATACATAATGCAATTTCTCCCTTACCATCAATGTGTTGAATAGGGTCTGTAGGTAATGTTATTTCTTGGCATAAGTTTGACATGTAAATTCTATCTTTAAAACTAGAATGAGTATTACAATGGTCAATGTTCATTATGTAAATTCTACCGGTTTCTGCTCTCTCTTTGAGCATATCAAAAAACAAGGTTTGTGCTGACACTTTCTTTTTAGCAACACTTGTTTTTCTTTCTGCTGTTCGGTATAG